GAGCATCCGTTGTAAAACCTTTTAAAGTCTTATATCGGAATGTTATCTATTATACTACTTAATTTTAATAGATTTAGGCTTCTTTTCTTCAGGAACAATACGAACCACATTAACATGCAGCATACCATCCTTAAGTTCTGCAGATGTTACTTCCATGTACTCTCCCAGTGCAAAAGATCTTACGAACTTTCTTCCTGCGATTCCCTTGTGAACTACCTCTGCATCTGTCACTTCAACAATCTCACCCTTGATAATTAATGTTCCATTATCTACTGAAACATCAATATCATCCTTTGAAAACCCAGCGACAGCAAGTGAAATCTTGTATGTGTCTTCATCCAGTTTAATAAGATCATACGGAGGGTACGAATGTGAGTTTGTTTTATGTGCTGTATTTAGGCGACTCAACTCTCTGTTGAAGCCAATAAAAAAAGGATCATTGAATAGATCCATAGCGTATTTTGTTACCATGTTATTCCCCTTTCAAGCGAATAAGTTAATTCCCCCCATTTGGGCAGGTAACAATATTATAACATAGAAAAGCAGGCCTGTCAAATAACAAGCCTGCCAGTCTATATCAAGATTACTTTACTTGATTAGTTGTCTTTCCTCCGCCAGATGACTTCTTTGCAGGAGCCTTCTTTGCGGTCTTCTTAACAACCTTTGCAGACTTAACTGCCTTATCGACCTCTTCAACTGAAGGCATTCTTCCGAATGCTGTATCTGAAGGGTTTGCTGCTCTCAATACAACAGGCACAAGTGCACCAAGTAGTGAGTATGCTAGTGTCTGTGGATCTGTTACTCCAGATGCATACAACGCTGTTGCTGCACCAAGAACTGATCTTCCGTATGACGCTAGTACTGCTTTGATTTGTTCGTTCATTTTTTCCTCCTATAGGATATTTTATTTATTTACCAGCCTGTTGGCCAGCAAAATCTTTTCTTGATTCTACATAATGTTTTACAAATGAAACAATCTTTGTAGACTCTGATCTTGGGACTGCATTTATTAACAAGTGATTAATATTATCTTCTTCAAGCATTTGAATAAATTCATGAAAACTGTCATGTGTAAAATATTCTACATCTTCTACAACTTTTGTAACGTCTCCTTTTTTCCATACGGGCTTCATGGCATGATGTGCTAAAGTTTCAAGTTCCTCTTTTGTTTCTCTAATGACTGGAGTCATTGCTAACATTATTTCAATGTCACCTCTTTCAAACTCAATCTTTAATGAAGGATCTTTGAGCCAGTCAGACCAAAATCCACGCTTATATATGCTGTATGGAAGGATAATTTTATTTTTATATTTTTTAACTGCATCAAAAACATAGTTGTTAGTCGTTGATATATAAACATCGAGTTGCTCTTCTTTCTTTTTGTTTTTTGATATCTCATCTAAACTTTCAATAAACTTAATAGTATAGTTTGATCTTTCAACTGAAGAAGATGAGTCGCTAACATCACCAACAATTCCACCAACATTGCTTTCATGGTCTTTGATGTATCCTGCAATTATATTTATTTGTAGTCTATCTTTTTGAATCTCGCTTATTGATTGATTGATAGCATATAGGTACTGTGGAGATATTGTATAAGGTCTAATTGCAATAAGGTATTTAATTTTTTCGTTTAACTTGATATCTCTGGCAACTCTAACGAACATATCTCCTTGTGTAGCATCATAGGTAAACATAACTCCATCAAAGTGATGACTATTTAGGGTAGATGTGTCTTCAAGTGTATCGTTTTCATTAAATGTCCCGCCAAAGTAATAAAATTTCATTATTTGTTTATTTCCCTATACTCTTCTGACTGAACATAGTCCCTAATAAAAGGTATTATTACATTATTTTCTTCTTGAGGAACAGCATTAATTAATAAATAGTTTATGTTATCTTTCTTCAACTGTTTAATAAATTCATGAAAACTTTTATGAGTAAAGTATCCCACATCATTAACTACTTTTGGTATTTCTCCTTTTTGCCATACAGGTCTTAATGCATAATTGTTTAAAGATTCTAGTTCTTCCTGAGTCTCTCTAATAATTGGTGTAATTGCTAACATTATTTGTTTGCTTGAAACATCTAAAGATTTATTATATTTTTTAAACCAAAGATTATCTTTGTATAAACTGTATGGAAGAATTATTTTATTGTTATATTTATTTACTGTGTCAAGAACTCTTGGATTTGTTGTTGTTACAAAAAAATCTAAAGGGGACCTAAGATTTTTTCCTGACTGCATTTCATTTAGTGTATTTAGAAACTCTGTCATGTATTTTCTTTTAGCAACTTTGTCTGATTGATCGTTTACCTCTCCAACAATTCCATTAAAACTATTCTCATGATCTTTTGTATATCCTGTAATTAAGTTTAGTTGAATCCTATTTTTATCTATCTTATTTAAAGAATCATTAATCATATAAAGGTATTGAGGAGATATTGTGTATGGTCTTATGGCAATTAAATATTTAATGTTTTTAGTTTCTTTTATATCTAATGCTGCCTTTACAAATATATCTCCTTGAGGGATATCATGTGTGAACATAACTCCAGAAAAATGGTGCTTTTCTAAATATGCTGGGGACTTAACAGATCCTTCTTCTCCAATTACTCCACCAAAATAATAAAATTTCATTTTGTCGCCTGACTATAGTGTAGATCACACAGTTCTACAATTCTGCTTTCAGAACTTGCCCAAATCTGTGTTCCCTCATCCTGGCACAACTCCTCTTCGCATATGAACATGCTAAGATTTTTAGTTGATTTAAGGACTATCATTACTCTATTTTATCATAGTCTTCTGGTAGTAGTTTCTTTAGTTCTTTGTATGCCACCGAAATTTTCTTCATTGAGTGGTAATGAGGATAAGCAGATCCAACCTCTCCATACTCATCAAAATATGCTATCTCTGGTTCTATATCAGTAATAAACTTATTTAGTGATGACTGGAAACCTTCTATATACTGATAAGCCCAATCTCTAGAATCTGAAACAAATTTTAAAAAAGCATCTGAGTCATTTTCTTTTTTTAACAAATTTCGTGCTGATGCTTCAAATAGTTTTTCAGCCAAGATTGTTTTATCTATGTGTGCTTGAATCAACTGTTTAGATATAGCAGAAATCTTAAAATTAAACCTAATATTGTTTACTATCAAAGCAAAAAATAAGATTATAAAAAATGCAAAAGAAATAAATTCAATCATAGATCTTTACCGCCCTCTCTAACTAACAAAACAATTGCTCCATTTTCTTCAAGTGCTTTTTTTGTACGAATCATATACTCTACAGCCTCTTTTCTTTCTTCTCCCGAAAGACTCATAAACTGTTTTTCACTTGCTTTAACTGTTAAAAAATTGTCATGATCTACTATCTGAAGTTCAAAACCCTTTGGACCTTTGATAGAACGAAAAGCCATTCTCATTGAATCTGTATACATTTTATTGCTCCGTTGTTAGTCTTTGCCATGTGTTTGCCCAGTCTGATTTAGACTTATGCTTAGAAAACTCTTTAGAAATTTGCCCACCTTCAAGGTAAACTCCTCCCCAAACTCCCCATTCTTTTTGTGAAACTCCAACGGCAAAACACATCTTTGATACTGGACACATAGAGCATAGTTTATCTATTGCTGGTCTAAGCAACTCATCATCTTCATACTTTTCAAAGAATAAATTTGTATCGTAATCTAAACATAAAGCATTGTCTTTCCATTCATGTTTAGGCATGCTAACCTACAAACTTGTCTGGTATGTCCCATCCATTCTTAGAAGGTACAAAACGACGCTGTAGGTGCCACTTGCCATCTACGAATGCACCCTGTGGTGCTGTTCTACCCTTCTCAGAAGGATAAGTATTTACCACTGTCCATCCATCCCACACCAAAGATTTGTTTGCATTAACAATCTTTTCCATTTGCTCTAATGATTTAATTTGCATCTTTATTCCTTTGTTAGTATCTGAAAATGCCATATTCGACATTATTATTTTTTGCTTCATCAACAAGTTTTGAGACCTGTTCTCTTTCTTTACTTAAGAAAGCAAAGTAGTTTATATCTGAAATATTTTCTGCAACCCATGAAGGGGCAACAGCCTTATACTTAATACTTTTGCCACGAGCCTTTAGTCCTCGCTCTGAAAGGTTTGCAAACTCCATAGCCATAGAATTAATGTTTGCAGGTCCTGCAGAGTAAATATAAAAATATGGATCTTCTTCTTTTAAAGAAGACATTGTAACTGCCATGGCTCTAAGAAAAACCTGGTAGTCATCAAAACTACTGGTTCCTTGAATCCCCACTATCATTTTTCTTCCCATCTCTAAGTTGATCCATTATAAATAGCATCTTATCTAATTGTACCTTATCCATACCCATCGTGTCAACTACGGTTGCACTCTGTTTGTCTATAGAATCTCCATCCACATCAGCACAATAAAAGCCTCCATCCTTAACAAAATAAGCCTTGTTATCAAGGATTACAACCCTTATGTTTACCTTTTCATCATGCTTGCTTGACTGGGTAGGCATCCTTTTTCTATAAGTTTTAAGATCTGGAAGCAGTGGCATAACCAATGTGTGTATATGGCTTTGGCTATATCTAATATTATTTACTTTGGTTTTTAGGGTGCGTGGAAGTATTAGCCTTGTTGTTATAAACATGGCTAAAATGGTTAGCGCAGATCCTAAAAAGTATTCCATAGTGTCTCCAAAACAATTATACTACTTATCTAAAAGAATAACTCTGATTATCTCTTTCAATGTAGCCTGAGACTCTTTACTTAGTTTAGAAACCGCTTCCTGATCCAGCGCTTTAGGAGTCAATGTAACTATTGGATTTTTTTCAGTAACATCCATATCTAAAAATCCATGGCTCCACAAAGACATAGTCTCACGAGAAAAATATAGAGATACTTCCCTATGTAGTTCTGGGCTTATATCTATCAACTTTTCTGTAAAATTGTATATAGGCTCACCAGTATCCATATCTATTCCAGAAACTTCAAGGGCACCAGCCAAGATTAATTGGTCTATTGCATCATCTTCATCTTTAAAGTTCATTGACGAATTCTCCATGTCATTCTTGTAGGACCCTGCTCAATTAGTTGAAACATGTGGTGCTCATACTGATCTTTTAGTTCTTCGTATATATCTGGACTGACTTCTTTCATCTTATCAGTAATTGTATACATCATCTCACCAGTTGCTTCATCTATACCCTGAAATTCAACAGCACCCTGAAGCATTAAGTGTTCAAGCATGGCTTGTTCTTTAAGCCCCATATTACTTACCTGACTTTGCTCTTGCCTTCTTCAAAGCGTCAAAATCTTTGACCTTTGTCTCTCCCATATAGCCCCAGGCATGGCCATCATTGATCATCTTGTCATTAATTGAGACGGTATCTCCATCAAGGTAGACCCAACCAAGGATGCGACCATACTTTTCTGATGAGTCCATCTTCTCTGTCTTGATCACTACAGACTTAGCACTGTCAATAGCAGCCTTCAAATAAGCCTTTGCTTCCAGTCCTAAAGCCTTTTCAGCCTTGTCTGTAGTACGAGACTCAGGTGTATCAATACCAGCCAGTCTTACCCTTGAACTAAAAGAAATATCAAACCCTAAATCAATATCGACATCAATGGTATCTCCATCAACGACTTTTGTTACTTTCTTTACATAATATTCAAACATTTGTGCCCCCTTAGACCCAATACTTAATTATAGCAGTTGCTGCAAGAATTGACCAGATTATATTAAACCAAATAATTGTTGGTAATGTTTTTACTGTTGATGACCAAATTAAAGATAAACTGGTTATTAATGCAAAGATGTATAGCCACCAAAACTGTACACCAAAAATAAGACCTGGAATAATAATTGCTGCCTTGGTCATAAAGGCAAAGAACTCTACCGTATTTGGTAGGTTCCAATAAGACTTATGCTTCATTGTCTTTAGAGCATTAATCCACTCTGTTCTAAATTTCATTTTAGTCCCTCCAAAAATTGCCTATGATTTGTACATTCTGAAACTTTGTACTGTCTGTACTTGCTGTGATATTCATAGTTTTCTACTGCTTTTTTATACTCATCAGAAAGTTCTACATATTCTTTTGCAAGATTTTTATTAATTTTTTCTTGTGCTGAACCAATCAAAAACCAACTCTTAGAGTGCCAATGGTTTCCGTTATCTCGTGAACTTGGCATTCTTTTTTGCCAAGCGTCTAACTTTTTCTTTATTTTTTCTGGTGCATTTTCATATGAAAATTTGTTCCAGAATTTTGTATCTTTGCGTAGGGCCATGTAATGAAAATATATAAGGTCTAGAACATCATCATTCATATTTACAATAATCTTATTAAACTCTGCTCTTATTTCAGGAGAATTATTGGTTAGAAAGTCTGGACTACCAAATATCTCAGTCAATTCAACCATACTTACCCACAAAGAAGTCGCCTCAAGTGGCTCTACAAAGTTTGCTGCCAAGCCAACTGCTACACAGTTGTTTTGCCATGGCTCCTCAAATGCTCCTGGGCTAAATTTAAAACCACCCTTATCTTTTCTTGGATAGTGAGGAACAAAGCCTAAGAAATCTTCAATCTCTTTAATTGCTTCTTCTTCTGATATCAGAGACGAGTCATAGACATAGCCACAACCAAACCTTGTCTGTAGAGGAATCTTCCACATCCATCCATATTTCATTGCAATTGCTTCTGTATATGGTGGAATTTCTTCTGTCATATCCAAGAAAAATGGAATTGCAGAATCTGTTGGCAAAAATTCTTTATAACTTTTCCATTTAGAGTTAAAGGTTTTTCCAATAATTAGCCTATGAAATCCACTACAATCAAACACAAAGTCGCACAGAATATTTGATCCACCATCTAAGTCCAAACTGATTACATTATTGTCTTTATCTAAATGAACATTAGTTATTGTGTCCTCAAATACTTCAATACCTCTTTCAAGACCTATCTCTTTAAATCTTGCTGCAAGTTTTGTAGCATTAAAATGAAAAGATGTATAGCCTATCTTTTTATAATCTGAAAGAGTATTCCCATCTTTATTTTTTTCAAGAACAAAAGGAACTTTATTTTTTTCTGAAACTATTTCTGTAAAGTCTATATCCCTTACATTATTATTTAATACAATGCTTGAGACCATCATTGGGCTTGCAGACAAGAACCGAGAAGAAAGTGCCTCTGTTCCAAGAGCATTGTCCGTAAATGCAAAACCATGATAATAAAAGTCATTTTCGTTATTCCAATTTGTAAATTTAATTCCATTTTTTATTGTTGCATCACAATTTTTTACTAAGTCTTCAAAAGTTATATCTAAGGTTTCTAAAAATGCAGGTAAGTATGGTGTGGAGCCTTCTCCTGCACCCAAGATACCAATATCTTTTGACTCTATTACAATAACATTTAGTTTTGGATACTTCTTTTTTGCGGTCAACGCCGTAAGCCATCCAGCACTTCCTCCACCAACAACAACTATATTCTTTGTCATTACTTTCTTCCCCATTGTATATAGTTCCATCCACGCTCATGTGCGTAGTAGATAAATACTTTAACTACCGTTTCCCAAAATGCAATCGTCACAGAGAGAGAAGCGTTTTTTGTAATGACATAGGCAACAGCAACAGAGGAAAGCGTTCCCCATATGCGATAACTAAGTGCCTTAACAAATGACCTTGCCTTGGTTACTGTCATTCCTTGCCCCACCTAACAGCATTCCAAATTCTTTCATGATAATAGTATGCCACAAAGTTAACCCCATTGGTTATTAGTGTAGCAATAGTAGCCAGACTAATATCTTCGCTCAAAGC